GTAAATCAAATATTAGGGTTAGTGAGTTTTTAATTATGGCAAATTATAGTAAAGAAGCAAAAAGACAAAACGAGGTATTAAAAGATTTAATATCTGGTAAACAACACGAAAAAAGTTATGTCCAAGTTGGATATGAAGGTAAGAAAGAAGACAAAGGTGGAGAAACTCGTAAATCAGAATTGACTGATATTATGGCAGAAGCAAGAGTTCCTTTGTTTTGTCCTAAGTGTAAAAAAACAATGAAGAAAAAACTTGATAATAAGTTTTGGTATTTGTATAAACATTGTTTTGATTGTCAAATTGACTTTGAAAATAAACTACGACTTGAAGGAAAGTATAAGGAGTGGGAAACAAAAAAGGTAAAGAAAAATCAACGAGCTTGGGTGGACGATATGATTCAAGGTATTGAACAATGGAGAGAAGAAAGACCAGTTGACCAAGTTTATGATGTTGGTATTGATGCACCGGAAGTTAAAATTGAAAAAGCACAAGTTAATGAAGAAGCTTTAAATAAACTTGCTGATGATGCTATAAAAGACTTGAAAAAAATGAGAGAAAACATATAACTAACTATTTATAGGTAAGGAGAAAAATAATGTTTAAAAAACTACTTGGACTACTAGCAGTAATAGGAACAATCTTTGGTGCTATCGCAGGTTCTAAAAAATCTAAAGAGTTAAAAGAACTTGAAAATAAGATTGATGAATCCAAAAAAGAAGAAAAAAGTGTTGAAACTAAAATTGCTAAGTTAGAAAAGAATAAGAAAAAGAACAAAAAAGAAATTACTTCTTTAAAAAGAAAGTTAACCATTTCTAAAAAGAAAACCACAAAAATGGAAAAGACTTTTGAAAAAGGTGATTCAGATAAAGCCGCAGAGTTCTTAAAAGATTTTAGTAAATAAAGGTAAAGATATGAAAAAGTTAATAGTAATGTTAGCTTTGTTTGGGTTTATTTATTCTCAAGATAAAGTTTATACTTTTACTGAAGAAGAAGTCACTAATATGGCTAACAAAGTAAAAGACTTACAAACTCAAGTTGAGGAACAAACAGAGCAAATCAGTATTTATGATGAGTTGATGAAAAAATATGAAAATCAAGCACAAATTGATTCAATGTTAATTTCATTTAAAACTCAACAAGTAGATATTTTAAAAGACCGAGAAGTCTTATATGAGAAACAGATTAAACTTGTTAAACCTAAATGGTATGAAAACAAGTGGTTGTATTTTACATATGGTGTAATTGCAACTTCAGTTTCAGTAAAACTTGCCGGTGAAATAGTTGATTAATGAGTGATAATAAACAATTAAAAGAAGCCATTAAAAGAGAATACGCTAAATGTGCAACTGACCCTGTTTATTTTTTGGGTAAGTATGGAGTAATTCAACACCCGTTAAAAGGTAAAGTTAATTTTAATCTATACGATTTTCAGGAAAAATCATTAGAATCTTTTATGAAACACGATTATAATATTGTGTTGAAGGCTAGACAATTAGGTTTATCAACATTAACTGCTGGATATGCTTTGTGGATGATGACATTTCAACAAGATAAAAATATCTTGGTCATTGCTACAAAACAAGATACAGCAAAGAATTTAGTAACGAAAGTTAGAGTAATGCATGCTAACTTACCAGGTTGGTTAAAACAACCTTGTGTTGAGGACAACAAATTATCATTACGATATAAAAATGGTTCTCAAATTAAAGCGGTAGCGAGTTCTGAGGAATCAGGTCGTTCCGAAGCCTTGTCGTTATTGATTATTGATGAGGCAGCATTTATTGAAAAAATAGATACAATATGGGGAGCCGCACAACAAACACTAGCGACTGGTGGTAGAGCTTTAGTTATCTCTACACCAAATGGTGTTGGTAATTTTTTCCATAAAACTTGGATAGGTGCTGAAGACGGAACTAATGATTTTAATTTTATTAAATTACATTGGTCAGTTCACCCTGAAAGAGGACAAGAGTGGAGAGATGAACAAGATAAATTATTAGGGCCTTCATTAGCCGCTCAAGAATGTGATTGTGATTTTATCACTTCTGGTCGTGGTGTTATTGATGGTTTACTACTTGAAAATTTAAAAGAAAGTAGTGTAAGAGAACCAATGGAAAAGAGAGGTATAGACTCTAACTATTGGATATGGCAACCACCAAACTATACTAAGAATTATGTGGTAAGTGCCGATGTTAGTAGAGGTGATGGAACTGATTATTCAGCGTTTCATATTATAGATGTAGAATCTTTGGAACAAGTAGCCGAATACAAAGGTAAAATCTCTACACAAGATTTTGGAAATATGCTAGTTAATGTAGCTAGTGAATATAACAATGCTTTGTTGGTTGTGGAAAACAACAATATTGGTTGGGCTGCAATTCAACAAGTAATTGATAGAGAATATCCAAACTTGTTTTATACAAGTAAAGATTTGCAATATGTTGATGTTCAACATCAAATGACAAATAAATATAGAAGTCAAGAACGAAATATGGTTCCTGGTTTCTCAACAACTCAAAAGACAAGACCTTTGATTGTTGCAAAGTTAGAGGAAATGTTTAGAGAAGAATCAGTTGTGGTTCATTCTCAAAGACTAATTGACGAGTTGTTTGTATTTATTTATAATGGAAACAGAGCGGAAGCAATGACCGGATATAATGATGATTTGGTAATGTCTTTCGCAATAGCCCTTTGGGTTCGTGATACTGCGTTAAGGTTAAGAAGTGAAGGTATAGAACTTTCTAAACGAGCAATACAAGGTATCGGACAAAATCCAGGAATTTATACTTCTGAAGTTCAGAAAAATGATTCTTGGGAAATGGATGTTAAAGGGGAGAAAGAAGATTTAACTTGGTTAATTAAATAAGAGGTAAAAAATGGCCGATAGAGATTTATTCAGTAGATTACAACGACTATTCTCAACAAATGTAATTGTGAGAAATGTTGGTGGTAGACAATTAAAAATAGCAGATACAGCACAAGTTCAAAGTATTGCTGGTAAGGATTTAGTTGATAGATTTTCTCGTCTATACAAAAGTCCTAGTGGAATGAGTGGATACAATCAATCTTTGTATCAAAAAACAATGCGTATGGGATTGTTTAGAGATTATGAAGCAATGGATTCAGACCCGTTGATTTCATCAGCACTTGATATCTACGCAGACGAAACAACTTTAAAATCAGAATACGGAAAAATACTAAGTATTAAATCAGACAACAATCAAATACACGATATTTTACACAATTTATACTATGATATTTTAAACATTGAGTTTAATTTATACCCGTGGACAAGAAACTTGTGTAAATACGGAGACTTCTTTTTAAAATTAGATATTAATGAAAAATATGGTATTACAAATGTAGAACCATTATCAAGTTATGATGTTCAAAGAGTAGAGGGTGAAGACCCAGAAAATCCTTATTATACGAAGTTTGTATTGGAAAGTGGAGATGTAAGACAAACACAACAAGGAGCAAAAACAGAGTTTGAAAACTATGAAATAGCTCACTTTAGAATGATTTCCGATTCAAACTTCTTACCTTATGGTCGTTCAATGTTAGAGGGTGGTAGAAAAGTATGGAAACAATTATCACTTATGGAAGATGCTATGTTAATTCATAGAATTATGAGAGCACCAGAAAAAAGAATATTCAACATTGACATAGGTAATATTCCACCAGCAGAAGTTGACCAATATATGCAAAAAATAGTTGGTAAAATGAAGAAAGCTCCGGTTATTGACGAAAACGGACAATACAATTTAAAATATAATATTCAAAATATCACAGAAGACTTCTTCTTACCTGTTCGTGGTGGAGATAGTGGAACAAGAATAGAAAACCTTAGTGGTTTAGAATATCAAACAACAGACGATATTGAATATTTAAGAAACAAATTATTAGCATCATTGAAAATACCACAGCCTTATTATGGATATGCTGAGAAAGCTGGTGAATCAAAAGCAACACTAGCGGCAGAAGATGTTAGATTTGCTAGAACCGTAGAAAGAATACAAAGAATTATGGTTAGTGAATTAACTAAGATTGGTATTGTTCATTTATATTCACAAGGATATACAGACCAAGACTTAGTAAACTTTGATTTAGAATTGACAAATCCATCTAAAATCTATGAACAAGAAAAGTTAGAATTGTTAGGACAACGAAT